ATTTGAAGTCAACAATTCTAAACTACCATAAGATGAAGCACCGACATAAGTAGAAGATACCTTTGCTCCTGTACTTGTAGCATAAAGTTCTAATACTTTTCTAGCAGCACCTGAATCAAGACTAACTAATACCCCACCACCTGCAACTGTCAAACCCGTTCCTTCAGGTGTGTTTGTACCTATTCCTAGTTTTATATTTGCATTATCCCAAAATAGGTTATTACTTCCTGTCTGAGAATTAGTCCCATTCCAATAAGCTACTTGACCTGTTGCCCCTGTGCCTGTGATTAGGTTTGCAGGAATTTGACTAGTGAAAGCTAGAGTTCCTGAAGCATCAGGAAGGGTGTAAGTCCTAGCCGCAGTATTATTAAATACAAGAAATCCAGCATTTAAAGTTGTGCCTTTATTGAAATAGATATTATTGTTACTATTAAATCCAAAAAAGTTAACCCCAGCCATACTTGTTTGATCAGCTGATGAATTGCTAAAAATAGTTGCATTTGAGGTTCCAGCAGCAGCTAAATTTAAAGTTAAACTAGCAAATGTTTTGACACCTGTAATTGTTGTAGGAGTTGCTATCGTTATATAAGTAGATGCAGCAGTTCCTGTAGTTAGGTAGGTATTTGAATCTACTGATCCATCAGCCTTTAAAAATTGGCTAGAAGTTCCACCTGTTCGAATTAAAGATGAAGCAGTGACACTACTATTGAAAGTCTTTGCACCTGCAAAGGTCTGAGATCCTGTTGTGATTAGACCTCTAGCCGTAGCCGAAGCATCAGGAAGATTGAATGTATGGGTAGTGCTTGCACTTGAGATATTAAAATCTGTTCCACTAGTTCCAGTTGCAAAGTTCTGCACCTGAGCAGTTAACCCATTCAAGGCAGTCAATCCTGTGGTGAATGTCGTGATGATTTGGCAAAGGTGACTATTCTCTGTGTGCAAAGTGATAGTTCTACCTGACCTTGCCACATAGTACCTCAAAGCTAGTCTATCCGTTAAGGTTAAGCTAGTAGTAGGAACTGCCAAAGTAGAAAAATATGGGGTGATTGTAGTACCAAAGGCAATCAGTTCAGGTGTTCCCGAATTAGATGCTATCAAGGTAGCCGTACCTCCTGAATCTACCTTGTAAAGTTCCACATAGAAGGAAGGAGTTCCCCCACCTGAAGAAGCAGAAAAATAGGTTTCAAAATTCCAATTACCCGCAGGGATTTCAAGCAAGGCAGGGTCTCCTGCATCAGTTATGAATGAAGCAAGGTATCCATCTGCAATAGCTACAAAGTCAGTACCCGCACCTAGTACAGGAACTCTATTCATCTCTTTGTAGGCAATCCCTCCGATAGTACCCTGAGATACTGACCCATTTAGATAGTAGTTAACCGAAGCACCACCACCGCCTCCTCCTTGAGGGAAGTCAGCAAGGCTACCATCACCTCTGATGTATTGTGAGACTGTCCCTGCACCTGTCACGCTAATATTTCCGCTTCCTGTCACAGGGCTATTGGATACCACAAAGGCTGAAGGCATAGATAGACCTACAGAAGTGACACCCATGTCAAGGTTACCTTGCATGAAGGTTTGAATACTCGAGATCGTTGCCTTATTGGTTGTACTTGCTCCGCTTACTACGATCGGCACCACATCATTATTTGCAACCGTGCCCCGATCTACTAATTGACTAATCCTCTTGTCTGCCATAATTCTTAAATATAAAACTTGTTAACCCCGTTTTCTTGTAGCATAAATGCATCGTTCTCCAAAAGGATATAATCGTAATCCTCAGGCTGCAATTCTCCAAGGATCTTGAATAACGAAACGTAGCTTAATCCGTTTGCGATCGGGTTGTATTTATCTACTTTCTGAAGTTGAAAGAAATGATTGCCAACCTTGATTATCTTTCGAAAGTCAAGGTTAGAAATATCGGTTGGAGTCAGGTAAAAATACCCTTCTAATAATCTGCTATTCCGATCTCCTATCGAGGTGATTAACTGATCGTAATACGTTGTGTAAAGGTTGGTATTTTGAGGGTAAACTCCTATCGAAAAGTATACCTCCTCAGGGTAGCTAAATAACTGATCAAATACAGGATCTGTCAGGTTATTAATGTGACCAGCATAAGGATAAGTATTGTAAGTTACTGGCCCAGATGCGTACTGAATTTGCCAGCTGGTAGTGGAAGGAGTACCCGGTGAAAAGAAGACCACTCGAGGTTTAAAGTTATCGGGAATCTTCACGTTATTCTCCACCTTGTATAGGTGAACCATAACCCTACTCGCAACCTCTTCCCGCATTACAGGAGGAGCAAATACTACCTTAACAGATTTGGTATCAAGTATAAAATCATTTGGAGTTATTGTCCTGCTTTCTCCGTAACCCTTATTAAATTTGGTCTTGTAGCTTTGGCTCCAATAGTCCTGATCATCGTCAAACATAAAGCGGTATTCCTTTGCACTTAGTTCGCTCAAAGGTGTGATGCTTATCTCTTGGCTTTGATCTAATTTATCGCTCCAGTCTAAAGCCTCATTTTTGAAGGCTTGAAAGAACTCGTTATAAGGGATGATCTCTAATACGTTTGTTTGCAAGCGGTCTTGAGTGATGTATAAATTGTACATCGAGATTATTGACTTTAGGAAGTCCCGCTGCTTCATAGACTTTGGCAGGGTATACTCGATTTTCATCGTGTCACCTTCCACCACATCAACCGCTACTGGCACCGTGTTGCCGATCTTGAGAGATCCTCCGGGTTGAATAACTACCTGCGTTTGAATGTTAGGATTATAACCTATGTCTCCAACCGCTTCGCCATATAACTCGATTTCAAAGTAGTCATTTAGTGCAAGGGTTACCCCTCCGCTCAGAGATACATCCCAAATAAAACTACCACTCAAAGGAACTATGGTTACGGTCTCGCTATCCGAAAAAATTGTTGACCCATTCTTTTTAACTCGAGCAGTCCAAATGTTTTTTGTAAACGTATCCAAAGAAGTAAAGCTAAACCTCACATTGAAGGTCAAGCCTGTGTTCAATGCCTGAGTCTTATTATAGGTAAACTTGTTTCCAGCTCCATTAATTGTAAAGCTGGTAGCCGATACGCTATTAAAAGTAAGTAAGTGCGTAAAGGTATTTGTAGCAGCTACATTTTGGATCAGCAGATTGGTAGTTTGATTCAATAAATTAGTTACCTCCCTTGTGATATTCTTTTCAGCAGTCAATAAAATCAACTTTCTAAAAAAGAATGATTCAAAGATCGGTGCCGTAATCACAAATCCAGCTTCGTCAAACATCCTCTTCAGGATCTCGGTTATAAACACCGCAGGTTTAAAGTTTTTAATCGGGTAGTTTATGCCGTTTACTGAGTAGCCGTAATCCACTAAAGGGTAAACATAGTTTTGCGCACCTGATACCCACTCGGTACGAGACCAGCTATTTTCAATATTGGTTCTATTCCAAGTGTGATCGTAATCATCGAAATCGAGATCCGCCAAGGTAAGGTCACCAAGGGCATCTAGGATGTCTCTAAGCCGTCCAAACATGTTGACCTCGTAAAGTATATCTCCTTCTTTGTTGTTGATCTTAGACATCCTTAAAACCCCGTCAAAAATCTTCACATTATCCAAGAAGATTTGAGCTTTTGCCTGCTTCGCTGGGTTAAAGTTCTGCCCGATGTTGGCTCCAGCTATAATGTCATTTGAAACTGAAATGTCAAATATGTTTCCGAATAGCTGCTGATTTCTCGAGGTGCTGGGAAGGGTTAAGGTTTTGGAAAAGGAAGTGTTCCGCCTTTCGATGTCGCTAATATCCGCAACCGAAAAGGTGAACTCAACATCGATGTCTCCTAGCGTGTCCGCCTCGTAACCTTCTACAAATAGTCTTGCGCTCATATTACTTGTCGGGTGTTTATAAGCCCAAATTCGAGTTCTAATTCTATATTGAATACTTTATCTATCGCAGTCTTTTTAACCTCGTAGGAGGTCGCAGAAAGCTTCACAGGTATCCAAGAAAAGTTAATGTAGTTATCGTTCACCAAGTTCATGTAAACCAAAGGTGAAGAGTAAAGCTCCCGCAGGATCTCGGCCTGATCATCGGTTAGGTAATCGCTAATGATCTTCCACTTTTGCGTTTCCTTCGTATAGTAAATCGGATTAATGTTTTTTACCACTACTCCGTTGGCTTCGTAAATGCTTCCTGAGTAATTGCGCTCGTATCCCTTGCGCTCCACATCGAAGGTGGTCTTGCTCACTAGGTCAAAGTTAAAGAAGTCGAATGCTCCGTACTTGTTAATGTAGGCCAACCGCATAGGATCAAACCGACCGCAACCCTGAGTGTAGATCGTAGCAAACTTTGCCCGCCTTGCAGATCCGTTATTCCAATTAGCAAAGAGCTGGATATTGTTTACGTTGGCTCCATAGGTCATGGCCGTAACCTGAATATAAGTCACGCTAGGATTAACCGCAGGAGCTGAAGGTGTAATGTAATAGGTTTGAGTTGTTGCGTTATTGTAGGTCACCAGCAACTCGACATTCGTCAAAAGCCCAGTGTTAATAAAGGCAAATATTTGAGGATCTGTTTCCCGTGCTTTAATGGTAGACCAATCGGTTAGTGGTAAGTAATTAGTATTGCTTGCTCCCGTATATTTTGCCAAATCTGTAATCCAATTATTTTCCTCCAGCAAAGGGAATGAACCTGCAAAAGCATACTTGGTTGAGCTTACCACCTCGGAAGCCACCACGATTTGAAACACCCCTGCAACCTCGTAGTATTCGTAGCATTTTAGGTAATATCCCTTAATGATATTGGTATCGCTTGCCGATGTAGCCACCTGATAAAACCCGCTCGTGTAGGTAAAGTTTACCGATACAAATTTGCTCACATCAAACTCGACTGAGTCCGCAGGGTTTGCAGGTGAATCGTAAAATGCCTGAGTGATTAACTCGTTTGCAGTATTGTAAACCTTCACCACATACTTGAAGCCGGGTAGGTTTGCGTTGGTGCTGCTTATCGTATAGTTGATGCGGTTAAACGCTGGCAGGTAGTTAGCGGTGGGTTGTACTAAAGTGATCATTTGCTGACTTTTAAAACGAGTGAATTAAATCCTATTTCTTGAATGTCGATATTGAATTGAGGTGTAGCTTCATCGATTGATTTCTTGACAAACATCTTACCTTCGATTCCGTACTTTTTAATGTAGTAAGCCATACGCTTTGCGCTGCTCGATATTTGTGGTAGCATCTGTCTTCCCTCGATTAGATTGGTAGCCTCAATCTCCATATTTTTACGCTTCATCCATCCTTCTAAACCTTGGAGGGCTTTTAAAGGCATAAAGTAGGTTTTGAACTGGTAGTGATCTCCGTCTTTATTTGGGTATGTCTTTTTATTTTTAATATCATGTTTAATACCCCTTACTCCTTTGTCCTGAAAATCCGAATAATCAGCACCCACCCCGATCTCTAAGCGGTACCCAGTCTTGGTTTCTTTAACCCCGATCACCGAAAAGGAACTTGCAAGCTTACCACTATCCGCAGGTGAGTATTTGGCTAGGTTGTCAACTATCTCAATGCCTAACTTATTCATGGCATCGGTCACGTTTTTAACCAAGGCACCCTCAACCGCAGCAACATATTCGTTACCCTTCAGGGTTCTGCCGCCTATTTTAAGATCTGCTACTTGAGCTTTTGTTGCAACTGCCATTTCTTGTATTCGTTGTCCTTATGTTTGTTGTAATCCTTCAAATATGCTAGGGTATTCAGATACTCAATTACCTTTAATTCAAATGCTTGGTTCACTGTAATATTTTGGAAGTCTGCGACCTGCTTGGTGCTGTGTACCCAGCCCCACCTTTCCATAAACGGACCGCCTTCGCTGCCAGCTCCTTGTTCTGGATTGAGGAGATTATTGTACTGCTTATTAATTCGTTGAAAAGTTGAAAAAAAAAAAAGCAT